CGCCGAACTACAACGCCGCTATGACGCGGAATTGAGCGTTAAACGAAATATTGAAACGGATATACCGGCGGCGTTACGGAAGCAAGGCGGGCTATTTATGGGTGTTTCAGAGGTGAAGGATAAACAGACAGATATTTATTTCCCGCTTACTAATCCCGATGAGTTATACAGGGGTTACGTTTTTATAGGCGGCCAAGGGGCCGGGAAAGATACCGCAATAAAAAATTGGGTGATTGACGGTTGTTTGAAGCATGGCATTTCAGCGATTATTCCAGAGGTGATTGTGGAGGAAGGTGAGCGGGGCATGGCTGATGGTATCCGCGACAGCTTGCCGCCGGATAAGGTTATAGATATCGATTTGAGCGACAATGAATATATTGTTCCTATGGATCTAACGGAAGTTATAAGCAAGCTAGGCCGCGACGGTGCAAGTCGCTTTGCCGATGAGGTTATTGATTTTTTCGGAGATATGGAAGGGCTGGCGAGATCCAAACGCTATTTAAAGGCGGCGGCCAAAGCGTCAGGCGGTTCACTGTACAACATTAAGCGCATCATTGAGGATGAGGAATTTCGAATTGATACTATCGAGCGGCTTGAGGCAGAAGGTAACAAGCGTTTGGCTGGCGAGTTGATACAATGGGGAAGTAATGACGAATTGGGAGGGAAAGCGGACGCAATTCTAAATAGGATTGATGAATTTTTTGGTAATGATAAGCTGTTTGAAATATTCGCACAGGCACCGAAGCCGGAGGTTGATTTTGCTAAATGGATGAGCGAGGGCAAAGTTATCATAATCCGCATACCGGCCCGGAAGCTAGGACAGGGAGCCGCCCGAACGTTAGCGCATTGGATAACCTTAAAGGCGTTCATGACACGTATGTTAATGAGCAAGCAGGAACAGCAAAACGGCTGTTTTATGGTATTCAACGAGCCGGAGCAGTACGCAACAGAAGGATTAACGCGGCTAATGGGTAGAATTGGCACGGAGGGCCGCAAAGAGCGTCTAGGAAGCCTTTACGCTTTCCATCATTGGAATAAGTTGCCGCAAAGCTTGCAGGAGAATTTGCAAGGCGGCGGCGTTCAACAATTCCTATTCATGAACGATCATACAAAAACATTTGAATTATCAAAGCATAGGCTAGAACCAACTATTACAGTCGAGGAAGCGGCGAGAATGCCCGCGCATCATGCTATCATATCCGTCCGGGCCGGTGGAGAAATGCAAAACGCTTTTGTTTGCAAGATGCGGCCGCCGGTAAAACCACAATACGATAATTCATTTTTAACCAAACGACATGCACGACAGTACGGCCGTTTTTGGAGAGAGTTACAAGAAATTATTTAATTCTTGCACAACCTTCCCAATGAGTTATAATTGCATTGGGAGGTGTTCTTTTGTTAAAACATGGTTTGTCTAAAACAAGGTTCAATAATCTTTATTACTGGATGAGGACTAGGGTTTTAAATCCATCGCACGATAAGTATAAGTATTACGGAGGACGAGGCATAAAAATATGCGATGAGTGGATGAATTTTAACAATTTTATGCGTGATATGTACCCTAGTTACTTGGAACATGTTGCGAAACATGGGGAAAAAGATACAACGATTGAAAGGGAAGATGTCAACGGCGATTATTGCAAGGAAAATTGCCGGTGGGCGACAATGAAAGAACAATTTCAAAACCGAAGTTATAACCGTCAATTTGTTGCAATTAATTCAGAAACGGGAGAAAGGCATTATGGGAATAATGTAAAAGAAATGTGTTCTAGATTGGGCATGAAATACAATCCACATATACATGCTGTTTTAAAGGGTAAAAGAAAACAAACAATGGGATTTACTTTCAAGTACATTTAAACAACTAGAAACCGCCGTTCATGTCATGCGTATGATGTACCAATAAAACCCATTGGAGGCGGTTTCTATGTTCGGAAAGAAGAAATGCAAAGAGTGCAAAGGTTCAGACAATTTAGTAAAAACGGTTCACGGCCATTTTTGCGGCCCGGCTTGCCGGGATGCGTGGCAGGACAAAAACCTAAAGCCTTTCCAAAAATCTATTTCGAATGGGGTTGATAAATGGGCGCGGCAGGATTAATATAAAGAAACGGCACCGAACCGCCGCAACGGTCGGCGCGTAAATAATATTCGCTAGAAAAAGCCCTACCGATAACCAGCATCGGCGGGGCTTTTTCGCGTCTATGCGGGATCGTATAAAAATATTCCTACTCTATCAAATTATAGGTTGACGTACGTACGTACGTGTGATAGATTAATAGACATAAAGGAGGTGGACATACATAATGAGCGACAAAGTAACGGCGCGGATTGCGTTAGACGTTCAACCGGAAGTTAAAAAAATGCTAAAAAGCATGGCAAACGCTAAAAGTGAAAGCATGACTCAAATTGTCGAACGCTTGATTAGGCGAGAGCATGCAATATCAGAGCACTTGGAGCACATTCACAAATAGCACATTGAAAATCTAATAATTCGGAGGGGTAAAAATGCGTGTTTTGGTGGAAACAAAAGGCATGGATCAGGGCGAATGGTTGCAGTATCGTAAACAAGGTTTAGGCGGTTCGGATGCGGCGGCGATTGTGGGGGCGAATAAGTACACAAGCAAGCTAGTTTTGTACATGGAGAAAGTTGGCCTTTATGAAAAGGTTGTCGATAGCGAAGCGGCTTTTTGGGGCAATGAGTTAGAGGATACCATTGCAAGAAATTTCATCAAACGGTATAACGAGGAAATTATAGGCGATAGCGGCGGCATAGCACCGGCCCGCATTCAACGCCGCAACGCAATTTTGATGCACGATAAACACGATTTTATGTTAGCTAATCTCGATAGGTTGCTTTTCTGCCCGATAAAAGGGAACGGCCTTTTGGAAGTTAAAACAGCTAGTCAATATTTGGCCGATGAATGGAAAGGCGACGATGTTCCGGACGCTTATTTCATACAGGTGCAGCATTACCTTGCAATCACAGGGTTGGCATACGGATACATAGCCGTATTGATTGGCGGTCAAAAACTTAAATATTATTACATTCCGAGGGATCAGGAATTTATTGATAATTTGATAGCTTTAGAGGTTTCGTTCTGGTACAACCATATCGTTCCGCAGGTGCCGCCGGAGGTTGACGGTAGCGACAGCACCACGGAAATGTATAAGCTTTTATATCCGACGAGTTACGAGGGTAACACGCTTGAATTACCAAGTACGGCGGTTGAATGGGTGGAACAGCGCGAACACTTCAAAAACCTTGAGGAAGAAAGCAAAGAGGAAAAGCGGCGTTTTGAAAACCTCTTAAAAGATGCCCTTAAAGAAAATGATACAGCATTCGCCGGCCCTCATAAAATCACTTGGAAAACCGCAAAAAATGGCGTTCGTTCGATGCGTATCACTATGAAAAAGTGAGGTGTTTCGGGTGGCTATTAACGAATGGTACGAGGACGCATTGCGCCGGAAGAAGTCGGAAATAATGGCCGAAACCGTTGTGAATGCGGCCTATCATCAAATGATTTTGCGGGATCGGATCGACGTTGCCCTAGACGATAGGGACGAAGAAGCTTTTTATATACTAACAAACGAATTGAAAGGGATGGAGCAATGAGCAAGGCGAAGCGTGAAGAACAGCGTTTAGACAAAATTGCGGAAGTTATGCGGGTTGCGGCAGAAATAAACTTAAAGACCGAACGGGCAGTATTTGTTAGATTTTATGGTCATGTGGAAAGTATGGATATTGAGGTTTGCCGTTGTAAAGTTGGCGGGTATAACGTGAAGGATTTCCAAACTGAAATAGAATTAAACAAAAAACCAACAGCGGCACAGTTTGACAAAATAATAAACCGTTTGAAGCGGTTTTTAGTGGAGGAATAACAATGGGTACAAAACGCGAAGATTTGAAAAACCAAATAGCAACACAGGCCGCAAACGCGGGGGCGGTGGACAAGTCTAAAACGCAGGTAAGTCACGGTATTAAAGCGTTAATGGCAACGGACGCGGTGAAAAATCGTTTTGACGAGGTTTTGAAAGCAAAGGCACCGCAATTTATGGCCAGCATTATAAACCTTGTGAACACTACGCCGGAATTACAACAGGCCGACGGCATGTCCGTTATACAATCGGCAATGGTAGCGGCGGCCCTTGATTTGCCGGTTGATAAAAATTTGGGGTATATGTGGATTATAGGCCGGAAAGATCATAAGCGCGGCGGCATGACGTTTGCAAGCCCGCAATTAGGGTATAAGGGTTACATTCAA